GACTTGCAGCATATTCAGCCACAGCATTACGATTAATTACAGGTGCAGTAGGTTGGACTGCTGCTGTAAGCGACAATCAAGGCAAGTTGGCCTATTGGAACACAACATTATCAGCCTGGGCTTATGTAGCAACTGACGCAAGCGTGTAATTAACAACAAGGGTAATTATACCCTTGTTTTTCATGTTGACTGAATTGGGTAAATATGAATACGAAGAATAGCATAGAACCAATTGCAATTACTCCTAAAGAAGTAAGAGCAATTTATTTAAAACAGCGACAACAGCGTTTACAGCGTCTATTAGAGGTTGAACGTATACTAATAAAAGAGATTAAAAATGGCAACAACGATAGACAAGACAGAAGCAAGACTACAAAATCACGAGGAAATTTGTCTGATCCGTTATACTGCGATTAACGAAAAAATGGACCAAATTGATCAAAGATTTGATAAACTTGAAACTGACATCAAGGAACTCAAAGACAGCAATGGTAAAAATATGTCAGAGATTAAGAGCATGTTGACCGCAGCCAAAGATGAAAAGTTTAAAGTAATGGTCACAGTTGCTGGAACTGTTATTGTTAGCCTATTGGGCATGCTGAGTTATGTTATAATCCACTTACCAAAATAATGCCTAAATATGATGAATATGAAGATGAGATTGGCCCTCTTAGTGCTGCTGCTCGTGAAAGCCTTTCTACTCGTTTTGAGAACATTACTACTAACACTGCTAACACCAGTTCTATTAGTAATGATGTTAGTGCGAGTTTGTCTGCCCAAGCCACAGCAGGTGCTATCACTGCTGCTGCGGGTGCTGAATCTCAGGTAGAGAATACCAACACAGATTGGATCAACAACCGGTATCGTCCTGCAATGGGATGGGTCTATATGGGTATCTGCATATTTGACTTTATACTTGCCCCTATTGCCTGGACTGCGATACAAGCCATTGCGCATGGATCTATTGCAAATCAATGGGCACCACTTAGTCTTGGTGGCGGAGGATTGCTGCATGTGGCATTTGGTGCAGTGATTGGTATTTCCGCATTTGGACGCACTAAAGAAAAGATTGCTGGTCGGGCTTAGACTAACTGCCTGTGATCAAACTGCATATATAAAGATATGCGAGAAGAAAAAATAAACAAATGGTTTCCAGTAGATAAGAATAATAAACTATCTTTTCCTACTCCACAAAGTATCCTGCGTGAAGCTGTGGGTGCGTCAGAATATAAATTTCTCTGCAAGACAACTAATACTGATCATATCAGGGCCGCTGTTATTATGCCTGCCTATAGTTCTTATGAACATTTGCTCACCGCTCCGTGGGCATTGATCTACAAGACTAAGCTATGGGTTATGATTATTGTTAGCATTTCTGAACCAACCAAATGGTTGGACATAGCAAAAAGTTCTGGTGCAATTGCATGGCAAAAAGGATCAAGTCAAACTGTGCTGTATCAATGGGAACGGCCCGATATGGATCAGCATGGTCTCGAAGTGCGTCCTAGTAATACAGGATTAGTTACTGATGAATTAGCCAAATCATTTCAATTGAAGAATCCTAGTAAGCCTCGACGCCAGACCAAAGATTATGATTATGATGAGATGATGAAGGATATTCGGGATAATAAGTTGACCTATGTAGCAATGGCAGAGAAATATAATATATCTCGTATCACTGTGATGACCAATGCACACAGAGCTGGATACAAACATTTGCGAGCCGGAAAACCACATGTCACGGCCTAAACCCACAATCTTGCTGCAAGACATAGATGCGAACTACCGAGCATATGAAATATGTGAAGCAGATCACATCTACTCAGTGTATTATAAAAACAGACCATTTAACTTGCGTATGCATCCAAATATTGAAGTGCCAATGGTTGGGCCAAAATATATTAAATGCAGCTTTGCCAATTCAGGCCCTGCATTCAATCTATCAGAGAAACTGAATATAAGATTTAACACAGAAGATTTCTCGGTGGTGTTGATGGGTGCTATAAGAGTCTTGACTCGGGATTGAAATGTTTAATAATACAAATGCTTGGGTTTATACTGATTCTGGTATAGTTCTTAGCAGTAATACAAATGTGAACAATCCTCGCATGTGGTATTATTCCGCAACTGGATCATTACAATCTGACTGGACTATACCACCTGGTGAATTAAATCCCAAAGAGATTAATCTGGCTGCATTATATCTACGTGGGCAAAATATACCTGAACTACCTTACCCTGCTATTTTTAAGTTGTTTAAATTCCGCACACCTAGTCGTAGATTATTACCAGGTGTGCCCAGTATTGCGGCTGCTTGGAGTGTGCCAGAATCAGAAGTAAATTTAATAGCTGAATTAATAACTCAATATCAGCCTGTGGCTCGGTGGTATAGTCCTGCTGAGATTCGCGTTCCAGTGGCAGAGTTTCCAGGAGTTATAGTGAATGGTAAATTAAATCACGCAGAATTATTTAAATGTTTTGATGCAGGTATCAAAAATACTGCAATTGCAAGTGCATTAGGCTTAGACAGAAATGCTATTGCTTACGTGCATAGAAAGTGGAAAAACAAATTGCCCAGTTCATATCAGCACAAAAGCACAAGAGTATTGGATCAGGCAGGAATTGTTATAGATCTGCAAGCAGGTGTATTAAGCACATTAGAAATTGGCACCAAATATGGTTGCACCACAGTCACGGTTCGTAAATTAGCCCGTAAACATCAGCTTATATAAAATAACAGGACCCTTTCGCGTTAGCAGTAAACCCTTGATCAGGGGGTCCAGGTATCTATTATCGAGTCACTATTAAGAGGAAACTTACAAAAGCCTATTATCAGTAGTTTTGCTGCGACTCTAACACTGTCATTGCAACAGTGTGTAATGTAGTTATGATAAAGATTGTTCTACGTTATAACCAAAACAAAATCTGCAATTATTTCGCCATAACTCAGCTTTTTTGATGATTCTAAGTAAATATATTTAACAGCAACTTATGTTGTTGTATTAAAGGAAACTTATGACATTTATCAATCAGCAATATGCTATTGTGGACCAATTTAAAAGTATCAGTCGTCTCGCTGGACCAATGACAACTGTAAACATGCGTGGTATCGATGACAATAAACATTATCATACATATGTAGTCAACACATATCGTAACGCAAAGTATTGGTCCACTATTTTAAACAATCCGGGTCAAGGACATATTGTAGTCTTTGCAAATGGCCAACTCAGTAAAGCAAATCAGATTGATGCTGATTCAATGCCCGTTATTATTGCCAGTGCTTCAACTATAGATATACATGCTATTGTAGATGAGTTGCATGGAGTGAAACCAAAACATCGTAAACCTACACAAGCTGAAGTGTTGGCACAATTTGCCCAAATGGAAACTATGATCAAGGACCTATTTGTATGATTTACTATGTGAACCATAATGTATGTGATAATCTTGAAGATGCCGAAGAAGTTCGAAATCTATATCAAGCAGCTGGTGTAACAGCAGAAATCCTAACCGAAACAGAATATTTTGATCAAATCGAACAGAATATACAATGATTTTTGGTAAAATCAATAGTGATGTTTGGCGGTCAAAACTCTTGACGTATAGTGATGCTAATAGTATAATAAAGCAAATACCACTAATGGCATTGCATAGAGATAGTTAATGATTGATAATATGAATAAGGAGCCCCTTCGTGGACGCAGATAAAATTAGTAATTTGGATCAGATTGCTCAATTTATAAAGTTGAGATACCCGGATATTAGAAGTGATCCATATTTAATAGCAGATCGTTATTATCATGCTGTGGTCAAGGAGATTGTGTCTAATTATAAGTTAAGAGACTTAATGGATACCAAATTGAATCTCTATCCAATCAGCACAGAGAAATTATATACTGCATGTGGTCGTTTCGGTTCTGCTGGTAAACAACAGTATTGGTGGCCCATATTGCATAAGCAATTTCCATTGGTAGAAATTAAAGTTAAAGGATCAAAAAATAAAGCATTAGGTAAACTAGGACTATTGACAAAAGTAAAGGTATTATTCGAAATGAACTGGGAAGCAGAATATATTGAAACAATTAGGGATCAGGCCACAGCTGAACCCGATGCTTATGATTGGGCACCTGTTGATCTAAATAGCATTGGTGCATTTATCATTGAGGCTCGTATAAAAAATCTACGTGATAGTGCAATTAACATTATGGCAATAGCAGAGCAGTTTCGTGTAAATCAGGGTCAGGGTCGTTTGCCAATGCTGAAGCGACCAGCACCAAGTGGTCGTATGTATTATGGTGGTATCAACTTGCAAAATACACCTGCTGTGGTTAGACATGCTGCATTAGGAGATCATCACAGCTATGACCTCCGTAGTAGTGTATACGCTTGGCAAATTTATATGCTTAGATTGATTCAGAATCTAGACAAATATGCAGTGCCTGCAGGAACTATTTGCACTAGAGAATTGATCAATGATAAGCAAACAGTCAGAAACCGTTTAGTAGAAACTCTTGTAGATACTACTGGTTCAGTTGAACATAAACTGAATATCATTAAGCAAGCATTGACAGCAATTGGTTTTGGTGCAAGAAAAAGCAATGCATATTATGTAAATGATGTATTACAGACCAAAGGACTTGCAGGTGTAATTTACGATAGAGGTTCAAGAGATGCATTTTGTCGGCATCCTTGGGTGGTAGAATTTATTGCTGAACAAGATAGTATTGGTAAGCAAATTTGCGATGCAGTGTTAGAACTTGTTCCAGAATATAGAACAGACTCAGTTCTAGCAAATAATGGTAAGTTAAGCCGTAAACGACTGCTTGCATTTCTATATCAACAAAGCGAAAGCAGAATGATTCAGCATATTATGCGGCATGTTAAAGATGCAGAAATATTATTATGGGTGCATGATGGTTTCTGCACACGCAACGCTATCAATTTACCCAACACCAATGCTGTGTTAAATATGGATTATGGAGATGGAATACAGCTTGTGCATACAGCTCATAATGCTTGGCGAGAAGCATTACCTGTGATAAATCAATCTGCACAACGAGCACAACGCCATAAAGAAGAAATGGACTGGCATCTAAATAGGAAATGCAATGCCAATAATTAAAATTAAACAGAGTCCTATGCTGCGTGCAAATATCTATTCTGATACGAATCTTATTGCAACACTTAACTTCAGCATCGAAACAACAGAAGAACAAATAATAACCTGGGCACAGCAATATTATGATACTGTTGACATCCGAGTTGAACTAATACATAAGCCTGTGATTGAGTCTGAATGTTAATATAAATAAAATTGCAAGTTGGTAATTTCTCTTGCATTAACTACTCTTCAGTTGAGCAGTATGAATGCCCCTAGTTTCGTGTGATTCTAGGGGCTTTCTTTTATCATAAGTAAGCATAACAAGTTCTACCTTAGGACCTGCCGCAAGTTTGCATGTTTGAACAGCGGATTAGAATACCCCAGCTCTTGCAGGCTTATGGGGTATTCTTCTAAGCATATTCTTCTTCTGATATAACTGCTAAGTATATACATAGGAGATATGCTGATATGAGAAATGAAAACGGTCCACCTGATCCTACGAGTTATAAACAAATAGAAGTTCTGGGTGAAGTGGTGAATATTCAATGGTATCCAGAAGCATTGATGAATGGGAACTATGGTAGTTGTCATACTGAAGATCGTGAAGTTAGACTGCGCAATAGTCTAACTGGGCAGCAATGTCTTGACACGTTTCTGCATGAACTTAATCATTATGTTAGTGAAAAGTGTAACATAGATCTTACTGAACATCAAGTGCATCAACTTGGCCTGGCTTGGGCCAATATATTCCAAGCAAATCCTGAGCTATTGGGTTTTATTGCTGAAAGGACAACAGAAGAAGATGAACGAAGAATCACAAGATAATGATAAAGCACGGGCAAAACCCGGACCCAAAGGCGAACATAAATGGGGTTCTATTACCAAAGAGGGCATCAAAGTTGGTCGTGAAGGCATTGTAGTTCCACCAGATGAGATTGAACACCTGGCCAGCTTAGGCGTTAGTGATCGAGAGATTGCTGCTTACTTCAATGTGCATGAAAATACACTTAGATATAATTTTAAGGAATTTCTAGTAAAAGGGCGTCATAGACTTAAAGTAACATTACGTCAAGCACAATTAAGAGTAGCTCTAGATGGTAATCCCACAATGTTAATCTGGTTAGGGAAGAATATTCTCAGTCAAAATGATGCAGGCACTACTAATGATGAGAATCGTGCGCTACCCTGGACTGATGAAATGGATGATGAAGTCAATGAATCTGATGAAGATGACACAATAAATATAGAGGCTGATGATGCGTCCACTTAGAATGAGTCACAATATGTTAATACAAAGTAGTGAAGGCTATGAAGTCACAGCCAGTTTACAATGGCTTAGTCCTGATCAGATACAATTTAAGATTATTAAGTCTGATTTTAGTCTTGGTATTGCCACAGCTGAATATTATATGACACCAGAAGATTTAATGAAGTTAGCAGATCATATCAACGATGTGCTGTGTAGATAAATGGCTTTAAGTGCCAAGCAACAACTGATTGCAGACAGCAAGACACGCTTTAGAGTAGTGCTAGCTGGTCGTCGCGGTGGTAAGACATTCCTTGCTATGCGTGAACTATGTAGGTTTGCAGCAGTGCCAAACAGCGAAGTATGGATGCTGGCTAACAGTCGTCAACAAGTTAAGAGTTTAGTCTGGGGAAAGTTAAAGAAGAAGTTAAGTAAACTCAATTGGATTCAAACTACCAATGAAAGCGAACTTACTATTCTGTTGAAGAATAACAGTCTCATATGTTTGAAGTCAGCTGAGCAAGGTGATAATCTACGTGGTAGTAGTCTTAACTTTGTTTGTATAGATGAATTCTGTGACATTGACTTGGAAGAGATCTTCTACCAGATTATTCGCCCAGCACTTAGTGATAAGAAAGGGCATGCATTATTCACAGGCACACCCAAAGCTGGCAATCAAGCTGCAAGAGATTTATACGACAACCATCTAACTAAGAAGAATTGGGCCAGTTTCAGTTACACCACAGCTGATGGCGGATTTGTTGATGCTGAAGAGATTGAACAAGCCAGACAGGATTTAAGTCCCAAAGTGTTTAGTCAGGAATATCTTGCTAACTGGGAGAACTTCGCTGGTGTTATCTTCAGTGAATTCGGCGAGCATAACATTAGAGAAGTTAAACCAGCAGCTGAACGTGAACCAATCTTCGTTGGTATGGACTTTAACGTTACACCTATGAGTGTAGTAATTGGTCGTGCTATAAGTAATGGTATAGAGATATACGATGAAATTTACTTAGAAAACAGTAATACTGCTGAAATCATAACTGAACTACGTAGTCGCTATCCACTTAATCCAATTGTGGTATTCCCAGACCCTGCTGGAGTGCAACGTAAATCAAGTGCCGGCGGCAACACTGATATTAAATTATTAGAGTTAGCTGGATTTCAAACACGTTATCACAGACAACACCCATTGGTGCGAGATCGTATCAATTGTGGCAACAGCTTATTCTTCAAACGTAACAATAACAGCACACGTTTCTACATTGATCCCAGATGTAAGAAGACTATTGCTTGCTTGAAGAATTGGGCTTATAAAACGGATAGTATGATTCCAGATAAGAATTCTGGATTTGATCATGGATGTGATGCACTAACTTATATGGTGCAGTTTCTATTCCCTATCAATAAAACTGCTGAAGCAAGTGCTCCTCAACGATTTGGACATGCTCTTGCTAAATAAATCAATTAAGGATCTATAACTATGGATATCGTCATTTCACAGGACTATGCAGAAGCATCAAGTTCAAACGCATTACATAATCGTTCTCGCGATCGCTGGATGTTTCTTTATGATAGTTACGTTGGTGGTGATGACTACAAACGTGGTGGATATTTAACACGCTATCAACTTGAGTCAGAAGGCGAATACAATCAACGCACTAATGTAACGCCACTTGACAATCAATGTCGTAGTATTATTGCAACCTATATCAGTTTTATGTTTAGGCAATGTCCTGAACGTGATTTTGGCACATTAGAATCTGAGCCCACTCTTAAAGACTTTTTAGCAGATTGCGATTGGGAAGGGCGTGATTTAGATAGCTTTATGAAACAAGCAGCTATCTATGCCAATGTGTTTGGACATAGCTGGATTGTAATGAGCAAGCCTGATGTTGGTGCAGTTACTCGTGCAGATGAAATTACTGCTGGTGTGCGTCCTTATTTAAATTTGCTGACTCCACTCGCAGTTACAGATTGGAAATGGGCTCGTCGTCTAAATGGTAGCTATGAACTTGTTTACTTAAAGTATGTTGAAGACACAAATGATAGCACCACTGTAATTAAAGAGTGGACCAGGACAGAAGTAACAACAAGTAATTTAAATCACGATAAACAAATCATTAGTGATCGTCTTATTGAACTTAATGGATTGGGGCTAATCCCAGCTGTTATCATGTATGCACATACAAGTGCAGTGCGTGGTATTGGTTTGTCAACTATTACAGATATTGCTGATGCGCAAAAGTTCATATTTAATATGACTTCAGAAGCAGAACAAGCAGTGCGCCTGGGTAGTCATCCAAGTTTAGTTAAGACAAAAGAAACTAATGCTGGATCTGGCGCTGGTAGTATCATTGAAATGCCTGAACATATGGACCCTGCATTAAAGCCTTATGTGCTGGAGTTTAATGGACAAGAAATTGGCAGTATCTATACTGCTATCAATGCCACAGTAGGCAGCATTGATAAAATGGCCAACACTGGTAGCATTCGTGCCTCAGAAGCTAAAATGATGAGTGGTGTGTCAAGAGAAGTAGAGTTTCAATTACTTAATGCACGTCTTGCTGAACAAGCTGACAACATTGAACTTGCTGAAGAACAATTATGGCAAATCTTCTGTGCTTATCAAGGTCAAACCTGGACAGGCGAAATCACATACCCAAGCAGCTTTGCAGTGCGTGACACACAGAATGAACTTGATCAGCTTATCAAAGTATATGATAAAGTGCAGAATCCTCTGGCTAAAACAGCCATTGAACATGAACTACTTGAACTTGTTGACATTGAATTTGATGATGTCATCAATCCAGAATCTACAGAAGACTTAGTAGAGATGGGATTATCAGACTATGTTGTGCATATCATGCGTAATCCAGTTACTGGCGATGAAGTTGAAGTTGAGTCCGAGGATGCTCAAGCTCGTGCAATTGCAAATGGATTCACTATAATGGTGCCCATAACTGTTGGCGAATAAACTGAGTAGATTTAATTCGACTAAATAGAATACAGGCAAGCGATTGCCTACATAAACATACGGCTAAGACCCGGCTAAGGATACAATGACCGATACAAACATTGGCAATGTAGCAGACACTGAAACTGCTAATCAAACAAACAATCAGGTAGAAAAGACTTACTCTCAACGTGAAGTAGATGATTTAATGGCACGCACCAAAGGCGCAGTGTTAAAGAAAGCATTGAAACCATATGAGGATTTAGGTGATCCAGAAGCAATTCGTAATGTGATGTCACAACATCAACAACGCGAACAAGACTCTGCACTTAAACGTGGTGAGTTTGATAAAGTTATGAGTGAATTGGCAACCAAGAAGGATGCTGAGATCTCAAAACGAGATGTAATTATTCGTGAGTTTAAAGTTGAACAACCATTGCTTACATTGGCTGCTCAATATCGTAGTGTAAACCCAGAGCAGGTAAAGCAATTGCTTAAACCAGCTATGCGTTTGAATAGTGAAGGCGAAGTAGAAGTGATTGACATCAAGACTGGCAGCGTTCGTTATGATGATAGTGGTGCTCCACTATCAGTTGACAAATATGTTAAAGAGTTCTTAGATGCTAATCCACACTTTACTTCAGCTACTCCTGCTACGACCAATACTCAAGGTAATGTAAATAAGACTGGTGGTAATCCAATTGATTTGAAATCTCTTGATTTAACTCGTCCAGATCATCGCAAGATATATGCCGAAGCAAGACGCAACGGCAAAATTTAATTTAAAGGTAAAATAAAATGGCTTACAATACAGCTTATGACTTAGCCGGCTTCATGGTAAACACCAAAGCCGCTGCTGTTTACGCAGCACAAGAATCTTCATTGTTCTTGGGTGGATTAACAATTCCACAAATCCAAGTTCCAGCAGGTTCTATCACAGCACAACTACCATTATTGAGCGCTGTAATTGCACAGAAAATTAATGGTGCTGGTAGCATTATCAA